CCAATGGCTCGGCCGCCATGTCACATCCTCCTGATTGGCCGTTCCAGACCCGCCTCCCACGGGCCTCGGCACGTCCTACCATCCTTCATCGGCCAATCAGGCACTGCAACTACGGTCATGCACCCAGAAGAACGTGAAGGTTGAACTGCGAAGCATCGAGGCCATCCGGCCTTACGATCAGAACCCCCGCCTGAACGACCAGGCGGTCGAGGCGGTCGCCAAGAGCCTGCGGGAGTTCGGCTTCCGCCAACCCATCGTGGTGGACCCAGACGGCGTCATCATCGTGGGGCACACGCGGTGGAAGGCCGCCCAGAAACTGGGCTTGAAGCAGGTGCCGGTCCATGTGGCCACGGACCTGACCCCAGCGCAGGTGAAGGCCTACCGCCTGGCCGACAACCAGACGGCCACGCTCGCGGAGTGGAACTACGACCTCCTGCCGCTGGAACTGAAGGACCTGGCGGGCATGGACTTCGACCTGTCGCTCCTCGGGTTCTCGCAGGAGGACCTCGGGGCACTGCTCGCCCCGCCGGGCAACGAGGGCCTGACCGACGAAGACGCCGTGCCCCTGCCGGGTGACGCGGCCATCACGCAGCCGGGCGACCTGTGGATCCTCGGCCAGCACCGGCTGCTCTGCGGTGACTCCGCCAGCGCCGCCGATGTGGACCGTCTGCTGGCCGGGGCCGCCGTCCACTTGGTCAACACCGACCCACCGTACAACGTCCGGGTCGAGCCGAGGAGCAACAACGCCATCGCCGCAGGCCTGTCCTCCTTCCCCGCTGCCGACGCCCACCACGGCCTGATGCACCACCAGTCCTTCGACGTGGCCCGCCAGGGCGCGAAGCACGCCACGACCGAGAAACTCCGCCCCAAGGATCGTCCGCTGGCCAACGACTTCGTCTCCGACGAGGACTTCGACCGCATGCTGCGGGCGTGGTTCGGCAACATCGCGCGGGTGCTGGTGCCGGGCCGCTGCTTCTACATCTGGGGTGGGTACGCCAACTGCGGGAACTACCCGCCGGTCCTGAAGGCCTGCGAACTCTACTTCTCGCAGGCCGTCATCTGGGTGAAGGAACACCCGGTCCTCACCCGCAAGGACTTCATGGGCAACCACGAGTGGTGTTTCTACGGCTGGCGCGAGGGGGCTGGTCACGAGTTCTTCGGGCCTCCGAACGCAACCGACGTGTGGTCCATCAAGAAGGTCAACCCCGCCAGCATGATTCACTTGACCGAGAAGCCCGTGGAACTGGCCGTGCGGGCCATCGAGTACTCGTCGCGGCCGGGCGAGAACGTCCTGGACCTCTTCGGCGGCTCCGGCTCCACGCTGATCGGCTGCGAGAAAACGGGGCGCCGCGCGTACTTGATGGAACTCGACGCCCTGTACTCGGACGTCATCGTCCAGCGATGGGAGCAGTTCACGGGCAAGAAAGCCGAGCGGGAGGCGGTCTGATGGCGTACCACGTCGAACCCATCCCCCGGTCGTTGATGGCCTCATTCGTCGCGGCCCACCACTACGCCGTCCGCGTGCCGCCGCACTGCCTGCTGTCGTTGGGGTGCTTCAAGGGCGGGGATCTGGTGGGCGTGGCGTCCTGGGGCTTCGGCGTGCGGCCGCGCCACACCATCCAGCGGCTCTTCCCAAGCCTCGGCACGGGCGACTACTACGAGTTGAACCGCCTGTGCATGCTGGACTCCGAGCCCAGGAACGGCGAGAGCCAGTTCCTGAGGCTCTGCCGGGAGTACATCGCCAGCCACGATCCACGGCGCGTGGTCCTCTTCACCTGGGCCGACGGCATGCGCGGCAAGCCCGGCTACGTCTACCAGGCCGACAACTGGCTTTACGGCGGCTACATCCGCACCGAGTTCTACGTCACGGCCGAGTACGAGGTCGTGCATCCCCGGCAGGTCATCACGCGCTGCGGTCGGCGGGACCGGGCGTTCACGCGGAGCGTGGGCCTTAGGCGCGTGCGGGGCCGGCAGTTCCGGTACTGCCACTTTCTGTGCGGCCATGCGGTGCGGAAGCGGCTGCTGCGGGAGTCGCCCTTCCCGTGGGGCCAGGACTACCCGAAGAAGGATGACTGTGTCTGGACGCTGGAGTGCGGCGGCGAAACGAGAGCGGCGGAGGGCTCAAGAGAGAGCCGGGAACCTCCCAGGTTCCAGGGCGTGGGGCAGTTCCACGACGCCGCTCCACTTTTCGCCCAGGTAGAGGCCGAAGACACGCCCAGGCAGGACGCGCCCGGGCGTGACATGGAGGTGGGCTGATGCTACTGCTTCTTGCCTGCGTGCTCGTCGGCCAGTGTGAAGTAGCCGCGCAGGGTGACCGCCTTGCCGTCCTTCGTTTCCTTGACCTCGGCGCGGCGGAACCGGGCCTTCGCGCCCTTGGCGGCGCACTCGCGGATGATCGCGGCGTACAAGGTGGCCCCGGGCGTCGCGCCCTTCGTCTGCCAGTACCCCTTCGCCAAGGCTTCCTTGACGATGTCCTGGCAACCCATGGGCTTACCGGCCTCCCGGAGGACGCGGACCGCGGCGTCGAGGCAGCCGGGCTTCCTCTCGGCCTTCGCCTTGGCCTTCCTCTGGCGGCCCTTGGCGTCGGCGTCCTTGATGGCCTTGTCGAGTTCGGGGTCGGGCTTGGAGGTCTTGGCGGCGACCTCCTTGCGCCACGCAGCGACCTTGGCGGCCTTCTCCGCCTTCGCGGCGTCCTTCTGCCCCCGGTAGTGGGCCTCGAGGGGGTTGGTGGTCTCGCTCCCGGCGGCCGCGGGCGGGGCCTTGGTATCCTTGGCCGACTCGGCGGCCGGTTTGGCCCCCGCGCCAACCTGGGCGCCCACCGCGGCCTTGGCAGCCTTGACCTCGGCCTGGGTCAGTCCGGCCGGCGCCCGAAGCCGCTGGGCACTCTTGATGCGGACGGCCTTCCTCGTGGCCAGGTTCGTCGCGTCCCACCCGCCGTGCGGATTCTCGCGGTCGATACGGACCTGGGCCAACCTGCCCGACACTTTGGCGACGTACTGGCCGCCGACCTTCACCTCGTTCTTCTTCATGACCGTGCTCCCTTCGCTCTGTGCTGCACCGTGTTCCAGGGCCGCTTGCCGGATGGCCTCGTGCTTCGCCGCGATCCGCGCGGCGCGACGTGCGGCCCGCTCTTGCCTTTGCTTCAGCGTCAGCATGACGACCTCCTATTCGCCCGAGGCGAACCCGCCTTGGGCGGGCTTCGTGGGCGGCGCGTACCGCTTGCCGCAGGTGGTGCACTTCACGTGTTTCTGGTCCTTCTGCCACACCAGGTAGTCGACCCGCCGCTCGCCGCAGGCGGGGCACTGGCTGCCCTCGATGACCTCGTCGTCCAGTTGGGCGTTGAGGGCGTCGCGGACGTAGTCCACGTCCACCGACTCGGGGTGGTCTACGCCCGCCGCCATGTCCTGGACGATGCCTTCCAGGCCATCCAGGTCGCGCCCGAGGGCCCGCTCGACCTCGCGGCACTTCTCCCAGACCTCGTGCAGGGCGGCAACGGCGGCCCGCATGGTCGGCAGGATCATCTCGGCTTGCTTCGTGGTGATCACAGGTCTCCTCCTTCCTGTCTGGCGCTACAGCGAGCGCTCGATGTCCGCAATCTCGACGCCGCGCAGGCCCGCCAGAACCTCCAGCAGGCCGCTGCGCACCCGGTACAGGTCGCCCGCCGCGCCCCAGTTCCCGGGGTCGGCCTTGGCGTGCTTGGCGTGCTTGGCGAGTTCCTGGCCGAGCCACTCGAGCAGGCGGTCGATGTCGCGCCGGCGCTCGGCGTACACGTCGGCGGCCGTCTGGCCGTCCTTCGTGGGCGCGGCCTCGCCCGTCTCGAGGAACGCGAGCCACGCCTCGCGCGTCATCGGCTCGTGGGCCTGGACGCTCCGGCCGCCGTCGCGCTCGACGCGCCACAGGCGGCCGTCCTCGGGGGCCACGCTCACCTTCGCCCGGCCCTCGGCCAGGCGGTTCGCCTCGCGGATCGTCAGGGTCTTCGCCATCGTCGCGTCCTCCTTTCGGGGTTCCGATGTCCATCCTTCTATGTGGATCAGGGCATGAGAATCGCCCCCAGGCAAGGCGGATTCCGGAATATTCCGGCCGCCGGCCGCCTACCGCTTCCGGCGGCCCAGGGGCGCGACCTCGAAGTCCCAGAACCAGTACTCGCCCTCCTTGTTCCTGGCGACGGACGGCGCGTCGCCGCGCGTCGGCCGGACGCGGTACAGCCACCCGGCGTCGTACTCGGCCTTGGTGACGACGCCGTCGCACTCCTCGGCGAAATGGTCGCTCTTGACGTGGACCCGCGTGCCGTTCGCCAGGCGCGGCGGGCGGGCTTCGGCTTCGCGGAACTTCACCCGGTCGCACTTGGCGCACCGCACGGCCCGCCGGCCGTCAGCCAGGAGCGTGCCGCCGCACCAGTGGGTGCCTACCGTCCGTCGGTTCTGTCGCCTGCTCTTCCTGGCCATCGCATCTCTCCTTGCGGCGGGATTGCCGGGCTGGGGGCCGCCAAGGGGCGGCCCGTCGCCGGGCCTCTCCTATCCGACGTCTGGACCCGTTCCGGGCCGGGCCGTCCGCTCCACGAGGACGCCGCCATCGATCAGGTTCCAGCCCCACGCATCGCCCCAAGCGGCGGGCGGCCGGATGGTCGCGAGCACCTTGTCGGTGCCGGTCTGGCGAAGTTCCACCTTGCGGCCGACCTGGGTCGCGTACCACGCGGGGGCGTCGGTGCGGCAGACCAGGCGCTGCGGCCTGGGGTTCACCACCCGCGTCCAGGGGATGTCGTCGCGCTGGGCGGTGTCGAAGTTGTTGTTGAAGAACTGGGGGTCGGGGCCGTTGCCCGACCAGTGGCAGGTGCAGCAGTAGCGCGGGAAGTCCGGCTCGAAGGTGATGCGGTCGATCACCCACTCGTAGCCGCCGCGGATGACCACGTCGCCCACCCGCAGGCGCTTACCCATCACGTTCTCGGTCTTGCGTGCCGCCGTCTTCATCGCGTGCTCCTTATGCTGGTCGCCTCAGTCGGCGAAGGTCTGGATGGCCCGCAGGTAGTCGGCCACGTCGCCTGCGGTGCCCTGGTATCCGTCGAGTTCCCGCTGGAGCCGGGCGGCGGCGTAGCGCTGGCTGCGCTCGTCGCAGGTGTCGACGTTCAGGTCGAAGACGCCCGCCGCCCCGTTGCCGCGGATGCCGATGACCTGCTTCCCCGCCGCCTCGCGGTAGGCGATGTTCGCCCAGCCCTTCTTGCCCTCGACCGTCATTCGCGTGACCTTCATTGGCGTCTCCTTTCGCTGTTTGCCTTACCACGTGGATCAGGGCATGTTTCCGGCCCGGAATCAAGGTGAAATATGGACGGGACGGCATAATTCGGTCGCCCGTATGTCTAGGAAAGGGCGCTAGTTACGGCGATGGGCCGAAATGGGGAAAGATTTCCGATGACCGATGACCAGGCGGGATTCGAAGACGCGCCGCCGCAGCGGGCAGGCATGAACCCGGTCGCCCTGACCTTGGCCGACGCGGCCAGGCTGCTGACCGCCGCCGGCGGCAGACTGGTGACGGCGGCCATGCTTCAAATGGCCATCGACCGGGGCGCGCCGGCGCTGCCGGACGGCCGCGTGAACCTCGTGGCGCTCGCAGCGTGGCTGGAACGGGACGTGGCGGGCGGAACCCGCCCAATGGACAGGCAGGCATGAGCATCGACCTTCGGCAGATGCGCCCGGGGCAACTGGCGGGCCTCCTGAACTCGACGCCCCTGGGCGAGGTGACCAGCGAGGCCCGCGTGCGCCGCAACATCGTCCGGGCCGGCCTGCGTGTGGGCGACTCGACGCGCGTCAACGCCCTCGCCTACGCCGCGTGGCTCGTATGCACCTGGTACGCGACGGCCACCAACGTCCAGGCCGCCAGGGGCCTGACGGGCTACGAGGCCATGAAGGAGCAGGCCCGGGCGCGGAACGCCGCGCTCTCGGCGGCAGGTCGGGACATCGGTGACATCCCACCCGTAGCCGATCCCGCGCGGAAGGCCCGGGCCATGACGGATTTCCGGTTCTTCTGCGAGACATACTTCCCCCACACGTTCTACCTCGCTTGGTCGCAGGATCACCTGAAAGCCGTTGCCCGCATCGAGGATGCCGTGCTGCGGGGCGGCCTCTACGCCTACGCCATGCCGCGCGGCAGCGGCAAGACCGTCCTCGCGGAGTCGGCCTGCATCTGGGCGATGCTCATCGGCGCCCGGGAGTTCGTGGCGCTTATCGGCAGCGACGAGGGGCACGCCGAGTCGATGCTTGATTCCATCAAGACGGAACTCGAGACCAACGAGCGGCTGCTCGAGGATTCTCCGGAGGTGGTGTACCCCATCCGGTGCCTGGAGGGCATCGCCAACCGCTGCGCCGGGCAGACCTGTCGCGGCGAGCGGACCTACATCAGCTGGACCGCGCGGGAGATCGTCCTCCCGACTATCGAGGGCAGCCCGGCCAGCGGGGCCATCATCCGCGTGGCCGGAATCACGGGCCGCATCCGGGGGATGAAGTTCAAGCGGTCCGACGGCCGTTCCATGCGGCCGTCGCTGGTGATCCTCGACGACCCGCAGACGGACGAATCGGCACGGTCGCCCTCGCAGTGCGCGACGCGCGAGGCCATTCTGGCCGGGGCGATCCTCGGTCTGGCCGGGCCGGGCCGCAAGATCGCCGGCGTCATGCCGTGCACCGTCATCCGGCCCGACGACGTGGCCGACCGTATCCTCAATCGCGACAAGCACCCCCAGTGGCAGGGCGAACGCACGAAGATGGTCTATGCGTTCCCCACGAACGAGAAGTTGTGGGCGCGCTACGCCCAGATTCGAGCCGAAAGCCTGCGCAACAACCGCGGCATCGTCGAGGCCACCGAGTTCTACCGTCAACACCGCGTGGAGATGGACGCCGGGGCGCTGGTGGCCTGGCCGGAGCGGTTCAACGGCGACGAACTGTCGGCCATCCAGCACGCGATGAACCTGCGCCTCCAGGACGAGGCGGCGTTCTGGGCAGAGTACCAGAACGAACCCCTGCCTGCCGACGAGGGCGACGGCGAGATGCTCGCGGCCGAGGCGGTGGCCGCCAAGATCAACGGCATCCGTCGGGGCGATATCCCCGTCGGCGCGAACCACATCACCATGTTCGTCGACATCCAGAAGGAACTCCTCTTCTACCTGGTGGCGGCATGGGAGGACGACTTTACCGGCTACGTCGTGGACTACGGGACATACCCTGACCAGAAGCGGCCGTATTTCACGCTGCGGGACGCGCGGCTGACGCTGGCCTCGGCGGCGCGGAAGGCGGGCATCGAGGGGGCCATCTACGCGGGCCTCGAGGCGCTGACGGGCGATTACCTTGCCCGCGAATGGCGGCGGGACGACGGGGCGGTCCTGCGAATCGAGCGGTGCCTGGTGGACGCCAACTGGGGAGAATCGACCGACGTGGTGTACCAGTTCTGCCGCCAGTCGGCCCACGCCGCCGTCCTTCTGCCGAGCCACGGCAAGTACGTCGGGGCGTCGAGCATCCCGTTCTCGGAGTACAAGCGCAAGGCCGGCGACCGCGTCGGGCATCATTGGCGGATTCCGAACGTCCACGGCCGCCGGGCCGTGCGGCACGCGCTTCTCGACACCAACTACTGGAAGTCGTTCGTGCACGCCCGCATGGCCGTGCCGATGGGCGACAAGGGGTGTCTGTCGCTCTTCGGCCGCTCGGCCGAGGCCCACCGGCTCCTGGCCGACCACCTGACGGCTGAATACCGCGTGAAGACCGAGGGGCGCGGCCGCACGGTGGACGAGTGGAAGGCCCGCGTCGGCAAGGCCGACAACCATTGGCTGGACTGCCTCGTGGGCTGTGCCGTGGCGGCGTCGATTCAGGGGGCGGTCCTCTTCGCCACAGGCGGGGGCCAGGGGCCGCCGAGGAAACGGCTGAAGCTGTCGGACCTTCAACGGAGCAGATAGTGACCGATCTGCCTACCACGCAGAAACCTCAGGAATCAAAGGGCCTGGAGTGCCGCGACTGCGGCTGCAGGCACTTCTTCGTCATCTATACCCGGCGGGCCGTCGGCGGAAGACTGCTTCGCCGACGGGAGTGCCGGAACTGCGGGAAACGCATTACCACCTCGGAAAAGCCCATCCGATGACGGCGTGGGCCGCCCCGTTGTCTAGCGGTAGACATGATTTGCAGGCATGGGGCGGCGCCGCCGTACACTTCGCTGAAACGCGGGTAGGTTTATCAGTAGGCAACCATGCAGGCCTTTGGCCTGGCTTGGTTGGCGCTGAGGAACATGCCTGTGGCCGACGAACTGGACGACGCGATTCGCACCAACGCCGAGGGGCCGGCGGAGGCCCACGGCGATTCCGGGGGCATGAAGCAGCATAGCCTCCAGGACCAGATCGCCGCCGACCGCTACCTCGAGTCGAAGCGGGCCTCGCGGGCGAAGGGCCTGGGTGTTCGCCTCACGAAAGTCGTTCCACCGGGAGCAGCGTGATGTTTGCGTGGCTGAAGCGCATCCGGGCGTTCGCCAAGCCCGCTGGCGGCGGGCTACGGATGGCCGTGCGCTTCGTGCGCGGCCGGTATGATGCCGCGCAGACGACCGAGGGTAACCGCAAGCACTGGGCGGGCGCCGACGGCCTGTCGGCCGACGCCGCCGCAAGCGCCGAGGTCCGCCGCATCCTGCGGAACCGTGCCCGCTACGAAGTGGCCAACAACTCCTACGCCCGCGGCATCGTCCTGACGCTCGCCAACGACGTCATCGGCACGGGCCCCCGCCTCCAGATGCTCACCGACGCCCCCGAGGTCAACCGTCAGGTCGAACGCGAGTTCATGCGGTGGGCCGCGCGCATCGGCCTCGCCGCCAAACTCCGCACCATGCGGATGGCCCGGACCCAGGACGGTGAGACCTTCGCCCTCCTCATCTCGAACGAGAACCTCGGTGCGCCTGTGACGCTGGACCTCAGGCTCATCGAGGCGGACCAGGTGGCCACCCCCCTCGTCAGCCTGCTCGCCCCCAATACGGTTGACGGGATCGTCTTCGACGCCGTCGGCAACCCGGTGGAGTATCACGTCCTGAAGACGCATCCGGGTGCCAAGGTGTCCCTGGGCCTCGACTACGACCGGGTGCCGGCGGAGTCCATGCTCCACTGGTTCCGCGCCGACCGGCCGGGCCAGCGGCGCGGCATCCCGGACTTGACGCCCGCCCTCCCGATCTTTGCCCAACTCCGACGCTTCACGTCGGCGGTCCTCGATGCCGCCGAGACGGCGGCCAACATCTCCGGCACGGTCGAGACGGACGCCCCGCCCAACGGCGAGGCGGAACCCATCGACCCGATGGACACCATCGAGTTGGAGCGCAACATGCTGTTGACGCTCCCCGGCGGCTGGAAGATGAGTCAGGTCCGGCCCGAGCAGCCGGCGACGACGTATGTCGAGTTCGTCCGCGAAAAACTCAACGAGGCCGCCCGGTGCCTCAACATGCCGCGCAACATCGCCCTGTGCGATTCGTCGGCCTACAACTACGCCTCGGGCCGCCTCGACCACCAGACCTACTTCAAGAGCATCCGCGTCGAGCAGGCCCACCTTGAGGACGTGGTTCTTGATCGGATTCTCGATGCGTGGCTGCGCGAGGCCACCCGGGTGCCGGGCCTTCTGCCAGCGTCGGCCCGCGCGCTCCTCGATTACCCCCACCAGTGGTTCTGGGACGGGATGGAGCATGTGGACCCGGCCAAGGAAGCCAACGCCCAGGCGACGCGCCTGGCCAGTCACACCACCACCCTGGCCAGCGAATACGCCAGAGAGGGCAAGGACTGGGAGACGGAACTTCGCCAACGGGCCAAGGAAGTCGCGCTGATAAAGGAACTGGGCCTCACCGTGGAGCAGGCGCAGCCGAAGGCGCCGCCCGCCAACAGGCCGGACGACGAGGAAGCGGACCGTGAAGACGAGCGACAGGCCGCGTGAACTGAAGTTCATCGCGGCCATCAACATGGAGGCGGCGGCCCCTGCCGCGGCGGGTGACGCCCAGGCCGCGCGGCCGCGCCGGTTCCACATGGACGCCTACTCCGGCGCGCCGATGGCGGTGGCCGGCTGGCGGTTCCCCGTGGTGGTGGACCTCAACGGCCTCACGGTGCGCGGCGGCGCGAAGGTGTACCTGGACCACGACCGGGGTGCCCGCGTCGGTCACATTGACGGCGTCCAGATCGAGCACGGGGGCCTGCGTGTGTCGGGCGTGATCTCGTCCACCACTCAGGCCGCCCGCGAGGTCGTGGCCGATGCCGACAACGGATACCCGTGGCAGGCCAGCATCGGGGCGTCGGTGCGCGATGTCGAGTTTGTGGGCGAGGGCAAGATGGTGACCGTCAACGGGCGCGAGTTCGCCGGGCCGGTGAACGTGGCGCGGCGGGCCTCGCTTCAGGAAGTGAGTTTCGTGGGCAACGGCGCGGACGACCAGACGTCCGCCAGCATCGCGGCGGGAATCGCCGGGGAGAAGGAAATCATGGACTCTAGCGACAAGACCAAGACGGTGGACGGCGAGGTGGCGGGCGGTGCGGCTCCGGCCGGCGAGGGCGCCAAGGAGCCGGTGGTCCAGGCGCAGGCCCCGGCGGGTGCAACGGCTGGCGCGGATGGCGCCGTGGTGGTCGCCGCCGATCCGGTGGCCGAGATGCGGGCGAAGGCCGCGGCCGAGGAAGAGCGGATCGCCGCGGTGCGCAAGGTCTGCGGTAGCGGGCACGCCGACATTGCCGCGCGGGCCATCCGCGACGGCTGGGACGTGACGCGGACGGAACTGGAGGTCCTTCGGGCCGACCGACCGAAGGCCCCGGCCGCGCACGTGCCGGACAACACGATGACGGGCACGGTGCTGGAGGCCGCCTGCGTTCTGACGGCGAAGCTGGCCGGCGCCGAGAAGGAGTACGAGGAGAAGGCGCTCGACGCGGCCTCGAAGCGGTTCCGCGGCGGCATCGGCCTCCAGGAACTGCTCCTCGAAGCCGCCTGGGCGAACGGGTACGCGGGCCGCAACTTCCGCGACTCGCGAGAGGTCCTCCGGTTCGCCTTCGGGAAGGACCTCCAGGCCGGCTTCTCCACCATCGACATCGGCGGCATCCTCTCGAACGTCGCCAACAAGTTCCTCCTGGAGGGGTTCTTCAGCGTCGAGCGGGTCTGGCGCTCGATCTGCGCCGTCCGGAACGTCTCGGACTTCAAGACCGTGACCTCCTACCGCCTCATCGGCAAGGACCAGTACGAGCCGGTCGCGCCGGGCGGGGAACTCAAACACGGCACGCTGGGCGAGGAGAAGTACGAGAACAAGGCCGACACGTTCGGCCTGCTCCTCTCCATCGACCGGCGGGACATGATCAACGACGACCTCGGGGCCATCACCACCGTGCCCCGCAAACTGGGGCGCGGCTCGGGCCTGGCCATCAACGACGTCTTCTGGACCGTGTTCCTCGCCAACTCCGCCTTCTTCAAGACCGCGAACAAGAACTACGTCGAGGGCGCCGACACCGCGCTCACCATCGACGGCCTGACGAAGGCCGAGAAGACGTTCCTCGACCAGGTGGACAGTGACGGGAAGCCCATCGGCGTCATGCCGGCCATCATGCTCGTACCCACCGGCCTCTCGGCGATGGCGACGCAACTCTTCAAGAGCGTCGAGATCCGCGACACCACCGCCAGCACCAAGTACCCCGTCGCCAACCCGCACCAAGGCAAGTTCCGGGCCGAGGTCAGCCGCTACCTCTCGAACTCGCGGTACACCGGCTACAGCGAGAAGGCGTGGTACCTGCTCGCGGACCCGCGGGACCTCCCGGTCATCGAGGTCGCGTTCCTGAACGGCCAGGAGTCGCCCACCATCGAGACGGCCGAGGCGGACTTCAACGTCCTGGGCATCCAGATGCGGGGTTACCATGACTTCGGTTGCGCGCTTCAGGACCCCCGCGGCGGCGTGAAGGCGAAGGGCGAGGCGTGACCGCGGTGACGTGGGGATCGGAGACAAGGGCACGTTAGCGGCCCACCCCGGTGGGCGTGCACAAGGAGAAGAAGCACATGGCAACGGCAACGTTCGTGCAGGAAGGCGGCGCGGTGGACTACACCCCCGGCTCGGCAGTGGCCGCAGGCGACGTGGTGGTCCAGGGGGACCTCGTGGGCGTCGCGAGGACGCCCATCGCGGCCAGTGCCCGTGGTGCTCTGGCGGTCGCAGGCGTCTTCGAGTTCCCCAAGGCGACGGGGACCGGGAAGGCGATTGCCGCCGGCAAGAGGGTCTACTGGGACGCCACCAACAAGCAGGCGACCGAGACCTCCAGCGGCAACACGTTCCTCGGCAAGACCGTGGCGGCGGTCGGCGACAGCGACGCGACCGTGCGGGTCCGCCTCGAGCAGTAAGGACCGCGCACCGTGGCCGACCTCCTGGGCAAAGGGTCAACCTGGCTTGAGGGCATGCGGCACGCGCACATGGCGCGGCCGGTGATCTACTACCGGGCGGGCCTGTCCGTGGAACTCCTGGCCACCGTAGGCCGGAGCACCTTCGAGGTCGTCACGGCCGACGGGCTGGTCGAACAGGTCGAGCGGCGCGATTACCTCCTGCGTGCCGAGGACCTGGTCCTGGGCGGGGAACGGACGGAGCCGCAGCCGGGCGACCTCATCAAGGAGCCGGTGAACGGGATGCACGAACTCTACGAGGTCATGGGGGCGGGGCGGGAGAAGCACTTCCGCAAGTCCGACGACAAAGGGCTGACGCTGCGGGTCCACACGGCCCACGTCGGGACGGTCCCGATCCCCATGCCCGTGTGACGCCGTTTGGGAGCAAGCGTGATGGGCTGCGAGACGGGCCAGTACGAGGCGGTCTGCAAGGGGGAGTTCGCCGAACTCCACGCCAAGCTCGACCGCATGGACGAGGCGATCCGCGGGAACGGCAAGCCCGGTCTCCAGCGGCGCCTGGACCGGCTGGAGATGGCCGAGGCGATGCGGAGCCGCCTCGTGTGGCTCGTCGTGGGATCGGGCGTGACCTTGGCCGCCACGGCGGTGTGGCGGTACGTCTTCGCGGGGTAAGGCATGGCAGTCATCACCGACATCGCGGACGCGGTCGTGGCGGAACTGAACGCCGGCACGTTCAGCATGCCGTTCGAGGCGAAGCGCCACTACCGGCCCATCTTCGACCTCACCGAGATGCAGGACCTCCACGTGACGGTGGTGCCGAAGGGCCTGGCCATCGAGCGGCTGGACCGGAGCCGCAACCAGCATGACGTCCAGGTCGACATCGCCGTACAGAAGAAGTGCCAGGCGGCGGACAACGCGGAACTGGACCCGCTGATGGCGCTGGTCGAAGAGATCGCCGACTTCTTCCGCCTCCGGCGCCTGGCGGCATGCCCCGAGGCGGTGTGGATTCGGACGGAGAACGTGCCCATCTATGCCCCGGAGCACCTGGACGAACTCCGGCAGTTCACGAGCGTCCTGACGCTCACGTTCCGGGTGGTGCGATAGTCCGCCGAAGCCTTGGCGAAGGCGGAAGGGAACAGCCATGAACAACATCATCCAGCGCCGGATTGCCGTCGGGGCGACCTACGCCCCCTTGAGCGCGACTCCGCTCGTCTTCAGCGGCGACATCTCCTGCGAGCCGACGAACGGCGCCGTGGTCTACTTCCGGGGCGACGACGGTTCGGACGTGCTGTGGCGCCCGGGCGAGTGGCACAACTTCCAGCACATCGATATAGCAACTGTCTTCGTCAAGGGCACCGTAGGCGACTACGTGACGGTCGTCGGAGGCACGTGGTGATGGCCCCGTACACGCCCATCGCGGCCGGCGACTCGTGGCAGGTCGGCGACATCCGCGACCTCCCGCACGATACCGTGCCCGCCAAGTGGCTGGAGTGCCTCGGCCAGAGCCTCCTTCGCGCCGACTACCCCGACCTCTTCGCGGCCATCGGCACGAAATGGGGTGCGGCCGACGGCTACCACTTCAGCCTGCCGGACCTGAGGCGGAAGGTCCTCGTCGGCCGCGACGACCAGGCCCCCGGCACCGGCTGCGACGAGATGCGCACCGTCGGCTGCGGCTGCGGCGCGGAGAAGCACATCCTCTCGACTTGCGAGATGCCCTGCCACTGCCACGGCCACACCGACTCGGGGCCCTACGTCAAGTCCCTCGGCTGCTCTTACGTGAGCCTCGCCTCCGGGGGCAACAGTTACTGCGTCAACCACTACATCTCGTGCTCGGCGTGTCCGGCGAACCAGCCCTGCGGCAACGGCAACGCCCACAACAACCTCCAGCCGTACCGCGTGGTCCGGCGGATCATCAAGGTGCTGCCATGACCCAGGGCGTGGAACTCGCCATCCGGCCGGAGCGGACGCGGCTCATCGTCTACGCCTGGCCCGACAACATGCTGACGGCGGAACTGGCCGGCTGGTCGCGCCTGCTGCCGGCGGAGAACGTCTTCACGGTCGTGCGGCGGGACCTGTGCGCCGCGCGGAACTGGGCCGTGCGGGAACTCTGCCGGAAGGCGCCGCCCGAGTTCGAGCACTTCATCCACGTCGACCGCGACATGCGCCCCGGGCCGGCGGCCCTGCCGTTCCTCGGCGTGGAGGCGGACCTGGTGGGCTGCGCGTACGACAACGGGAACCTGGCCTGTTGGGCCCAGCCGGACGCCGTGCACGCGGGCCTGTTCCGCGTCTCGCGGCGCTTGGTGGATGAACTGCCCCTGCCGTGGTTCGAGTTCGGGTATGCGGACGAGGGGTGCGAGTTCCGGTGCGAGTGCATCGGCTTTGCGGAGAAGGTGAAGGCGGCGGGATTCTCGGTGGCGCGGGCCGGGTGGTGTGGCCACCGGGACAGGCCCTGAGGGAGGCATGACATGGCGATCCTGAGCAGGCCGGACACGGACACGGGGGCCGCGGCCGCCGAGGTGCGGCACCAGGTGACCTGCATGGTCAACGACGTGCGGCGGGCGATGAACGAGGTGGTGAGGCTGCTCGCTGGCCGCAGGGCCGCCATCGCGGCCGTGCTCGGCACCGATGCCGCCGACCTCGCGGCGGTTTACGCGAAGGCGAAGGCGCTGGTCGAGGCGGCGGGCGAGACGGCGCCGGACCTGCCGGTGGCCTGAGGACGTAGGGCACTGTAAGCGGGAGGATGGACGATGACTGTCAAGTACGGCCACGAGATGAAACTCTACTGGTGCGCCGCCGGCATCGGCGGCACGCCCACCTGGAGCCTCTCGAACCGCGTCCGCAACCTGAAACTCACCCCCGACCCGGTGACGGTGGACGCCTCCACGCGAGGCGGGGGCGGTTGGAAACAGACCGCCGTCGTCATGCAGGATGCCACGGTCGACTTCGACCTTCCGTGGGACTCCGACGACGCGACCCTCCAGGCCCTGAAGGCCGCCTACTTCGGGCGGACGACCGTCGGCGTGGCCGTCATGGACGGCCCGATTGACGAGGCGGGGAGCGAGGGCCTGTGGATGGACGCGGCGGTCGTGAAGTTCGAGCGGGACGAGCCCCTCGAGGGCGAGGTCACGGTGTCGGTCAGCCTGAAGCCGGGCGTGTCGGAGAACGCGCCCGAGTGGAAGGTGGTGAGTGCATGAAACCCCTCACCGACAGTGTCGGCCGGGCGTGGGAAGTGACGGTCAACGTGGGCGCCGTTCGCCGGGTCCGCGACCTCCTGGGCGTGGACCTGATGGACGTCGCGGGCGGGGACCTCCTCGACCGCCTGGCCGACGACCCGGTACTCCTCGTGGACGTGCTGTACGTCCTCGTGAAGCCGCAGGCGGACGCCAAGGGCGTCTCGGACGAGGACTTCGGCCGCGCGATGGTGGGCGGTGTGCTGGACGAGGCGACGTCGGCCCTGATGAAGGAACTGCTGGATTTTTTCCCGAGCGCCCAGCGGGCCAGGGCGCTGGGGAAGATGGCGAGGAAGATCGAGGCCCAGCAGGCGGCCGTGACCGAGGCCGCCGCGGCCCTCGCGTCGATGGGCCTGCCCGCCGAAGCCTCGGCGGAGGCGGGTGGCCGCTCGTCTGGGAACTCGCCGGCGTCTGCGGAACCGACCCCGAGCGGCTGACGCTCCGGGAACTGGTGTGGATGGCCGAAGCGCGCGGCCGGGCGGAGTGGTCGAGGATGTCGAGCCTGATGGCGCTCATCGCCAACGTGAACCGCGACCCGCGCCGCACGCGGGCCTTCAGGCCAAAGGACTTCAACCCGTATGAGGCGCGGCGGACGGGGGGCGTCCCCCTCACGGCCGCGAACATCGACCTCCTGAAACAGGTCTTCGTGAAGGAGCAGAAACCATGAAGCGGTTCGGCATGATGGGTGTGGTGTGGTGGTTCGTGATCCTCCTGACCGCAGAGGGCTGCGGCAAGCCGGCACTGTTGAAGAACCCCGCCGACACGGCGGCGCGGGGTCAGGCCGCCGTCGAGACGATCAAGGACGACGCCAGCCGCGCGAAGGTCCACATCGAGAAGGCGAAGACCGGCACCGAGACGAGCGCCCGGGAGGTCCGGTCGGCGGCCGAGACGGCCCTGGCGGTCCCCGCGGCGAAGCCCTTTGCCGCGAAACTCACGGTGAGCGCCGACCGGCTCGACCGCGAGGTCGTGCCTGAACTGGACCAGGCGCTCGGGCGCGTCGAGCACGTGGAGACGACCACCGAGGACGTTCTGCCCCTGGTGACTACCGTCACCGACCTGGCCGAGGAACGCGACCACTGGCAACGGGAGGCGGCGCGGGAGAAGGAACGGGCCGACTCGGCGGTCCGCCGATGGCTGCTCCTGGCGGCGGCGGGGGGCTTCGCCGGCATCCTCGCCGGCGGGGCCCTCTTCGTCTGGCTCTCGCGGAAGGCGGGCCTGGTGGTGGGCATCGCGTCGCTCGCGGTCTTCGCCCTCTCGGTGGCCCTCTACCGCTGGTTCGAGTGGTTCGCCTGGGGCGGCCTTGCCCTCATCGGCCTGGCCGTCGCGGCCCTGGGGTACGGCCTCTACAAGAACCGCCACGCCTTCGCCACGCTCGTCCAGGGCGGCCAAGACGTCAAGGCGGCGTTCGCCGACGGCGTCCAGTACACGAAGGACCAGATCCGCAATCTGTTCAACCTGGTGCATGCCGCGGCCCAGGCCGACGCCGGTGGCGGCGTCGAGAAGATGGTCGAGGACGTGAAGTCCGCCCAACCCGTCCAGGGCGGGTCGGCCGGGGGGGAGGGATAACCCATGCCGCGACCGTTCATTCTGCTGACGCCGGCCGACGGAGGGCTCTGGCGTCTCGCCCAGGCCGTGGCCGGGCAGCGCACCTGCGAGCCCCTGGACTTCGCAGGCCTCGCGCAGCGCCTGTGCGAGAAGGAGCGCGGCAATGCCGAGGTCAACATCGCCCAGATGTCAGAGATCCTTGCCGACCTCAGGGAACTCTTGGCCGCCGATCCGAAGGCGGTGCTGGAAGTCCTGGCCGGGAAGATTGGGGGGTGAGTCGCCGTGGCGACCGCGGGATTCAACCTGACCTGGAACGTCCGCAACTGGTTCTTCGACCGCGAGCGGGTGCGCGGGATGCTCCGGATCACGACCCGCCAGGCCTTGGCGAAGGCCGGGGCCCTCGTGCGCACCATCGCCCGGCGCAGCATGCGGTATGTGACAGGCCTCCGGGAGCAGGAGCGACAGATCGCCGCCGGCGAGCGCAAGCGCCTCTCGGGGGAACCTGCCCCGTCGGCCCCTGGCACGCCGCCGCACGCCGTCCGGCCGCACCCGTGGCTCCGGCAACACCTGTACTACGCTTATGACCCGGGCCGGGGCAGCGTGGTCATCGGCCCCGTGCGCTTGTCGTCCCGCACCAACGTCCCGGCCGTGCACGAGTTCGGCGGCACGGTGATGGTCAGGAACAAGCGCCGCCGGGTCCGAAAGGTCGGTTCGGGCGGTGAAATCCGTGTCGGTGGCCGGGCGTGCCGCACCACGAAACCCGTCCAGGATCGCCACGGCAACACGGTGCAGGTCACCTACGCGCGGCTGCGGAGCGCGGCCCAGGTCGCCCGGGCGAACAAACTGAACGAGGCACTGTACGGCCCGGCGTCCTACGTCGCCGGGTATCCGCCGCGGCCTTACATGGGGCCGGCCCTGGCTGCCGTGGAGCCGGGCCTTGCGCGGCTGTGGCTGACGAGCGTCCGCGCTGCATAGGGGGAACTCCTCGATGGTCGCCCCTGGCGGAATCCGTGCCGGCCTTGCCTACGTCGAGATCACGGCCGACGACACGCCGATGATGCGCCGCCTCCAGGCCTCCCAGGCGCGCCTCAGGCAGTGGGTCGCCGAGAACAGTGCGGGGGCGCTCACGCGCGGCACCGAGGCGTCGGTCCTCGGCGAAGGCAGCCGGGGGTTCCTGTCCGGCGGCTTCCGGGGCGCCGAACTCTTCGAGACGGGCCTCAAACTCGCCACGGCCGTCGCCGCCACGAAGGTAGCGATCAAGGACGTTCAGATCTTCGCAGCGATGTTCCGCGGCGACATGGAGGGCGCGCGGAAAGCCGCCGAGGAACTGCCGTTCGGCCTCGGGGCTATCGTGAAGGAACTCTCGGGGCCGGTCGATGCGGCCATGAAGGCCTTCATCTTCCGCCTGAAGGGCATCGAGGACACGGGGCCGGGCCGCTCGAACCGCCAGGACATGCTGAAGTCGGTCGAGCAGTACAACCGGGGTGTCACCGCCATCAACGCGGCGCAGAAGGCGCTCGACAAGGCCACGATGTCGGCGCGGGAGTATGCGAAGGCCGAGGTCGACGGGCTAAACCTCGCCGCCGCCGAGGCCCAGAAACTCCTCGCCCTGAAACTCCGCCTCATCGAAGTCGACGAGCAGCGGAAGGCGTTCGCCGAGGCGCGGGCCACGCTCGACCGCGGCGAGTCGGCCGTCGGTCAGGCAATGGACCAGTACGCCAAGGCGACGATGTCCGAGCGCGAGTTCCTGGCCTACGAGGTCCGGCACATGGGCCTCGCGGAGCATCACGCCCAGTCGCTCCTCTCCTGGCGTCAGGCCATCCTTGACGTTACGGAGAAGCAGGCTGCCGCCGAGAAGCGCCAGCAGTTCGACACGACGCTTGGCGGCACGCTCGAGGGCATACGCAACCGCATCGCGGAACTCCGGGGCGAACTGGACGCCCTGGCCCGTGACGAGAAACGGGCCACGGAACCCCTCGTGGAGGCCTTCGCGGCCGGCACCATCGACTTCAGCGAGTTCCGCGAGCGCGTGGCGGAACTCCAGGGCCTGTTCGCCGACCTCCGTGCGGCGCAAGGCGAGGCCGAGACCCGGCAGAAGGGTGAGGCCCTCACCGAGGCGATGAAGACGCCCGAGGAACGGGCCAAGGGCGACATCGCCGAGTACCAGCGGCTCCTCGATGCCGGGGCCATCACAGGGGACACGTACAACCGTGCCGTCCGGAAGGCCGTCGAGGAGGCCGCCGGAGCCCTGCCGGACGTGGCCCGCGCCACCGTGGGCGTGCGGGGGACGTTCAGCGCCCTGGAGGCCGGCGGCCTCGGCGCTGGCGGCGTCAGCGACCGCATCGCCCGGGCCACCGAGGAGACCGCCAAGAACACCGAGAAGATCGCCCAGTTGGCCGCGAGCCTGGGCGTGACGTTCAACTGACGGAGGCCACACCGTGCCCGTTGCCGTCCTTGAAAAGTTCGACAGCCGCGTGGCCGGCGCGGGGGACAGTCCCTCCGCCGAACTCAAGTACGTCGTCCGTGGCACGAGCGACGAGCAGGCCGCCCTGGCGGCCCTGGAGAGCACCAGCCCCTCGACCTACGCCGGCCTCGTGCGCCAGGGCTGGGAAGTGGAGCCCGTAGGCGACGGCTCGGAGTTTTGGGAAGGCAGCGTCCGCTACGGGCGCTACAGCGCCGCCCCCAGGCAGGTCGGCCAGTCGGTCTTCTCGTTCGACACCGGCGGCGGCTCCACGCACCTCACGCAGGCGAAAGAGCACATCGCCTCCTACGCCCCCTCCGGCGAGACGCCGCCCGACTTCGGCGGGGCCATCGGCGTCACGCACGATGCGGTCGAAGGCTGTGACATCGTCGTCCCGGTCTACAACTGGTCCGAGACGCACTACTTTGCCGCGTCGCACGTCACGGGCGCGTACAAGGCGACGCTCTTTGCCATCACGGGCCGCACGAACTCGGGGCCCTTCGAGGGCTTCGCCACGGGCGAGGTCCTGTTCCTGGGGGCCTCGGGCTCGACCCGCGGCGACGACACCTGGGAGATCACGTTCCGCTTTGCCGCCAGCCCGAACGTGACGGGTCTGGTGATCGGCACCATCACAGGCATCAACAAGAAGGGGTGGGAGTACCTCTGGGTCCGGTACAAGGACGCCGAGGATTCCGAGGCGAAGTGCATCGTCAAGGTGCCGGCCTCGGTGCACGTCGAGCGGGTCTATGACGCCGCCAACTTCGCAGGACTGGGCATCGGAACTTAGGGCCAAGGTCGAGGCGGCCAACCGTTACGCCGAGGCCATGGGCTGGGGCTTTCAGGCCGAACGCAGGGACGAGGACGATGGGCGACCCCTTGAAGAAGGTGCAGCCGGGCCAGCCGCTGCGGATACCGGCACAGACGTTCAACACCTTCATCGACGCTGCGCGTGATTACCTGGAGCGCCGCCAGGGCGCCGGCGGCGATCCCCTGGCCGAGGTCCGCCCCGCTGGCGTCGTCCTCGTCAAGAACACTACGGGCGAAGACCGGGGCCTGTTTGAGATCGTGGCGCTCGACGGCCCCGTCTACACGCCCGCCGACAACGAGGAGGGCTTCAAGTTCCGCTGGGCCCTCAAGGGCGCGAAGCCCGACTCGGACCACGTCGGCAACTTCGCCATCCTCCTCGAGCCCCTCAAGGGCGGCGCCATCGGCCGTGCGCTCGTTCAGGGCATGACGCCCGTCAAGGTCCGCGTGGACGAGGGCGAAGAGGGCCTTGAATACGCCGACGTCTGCACGGACGAGGGCGAGGAGTGTCAGCACCTGCGGCTCACGGGCCGGGGCGCGGCCCAGGTTCTCTGGCGGGAGGACGGGACGGGCGAGAAGTGGGCCCTCGTGCGGGTCTCGAACGTCGCGCCGGCGATGCACGAGGTCACCATCCACGGCCTCAAGGTCACGGGCGTCTGGAAGGCGTGGGGCGCCGCATGGGGTGGCTTCGAGGCCGACGGGTACATCACGTTCGTCAGCGGCAAGTTTGCCTTCCTCGACAAGTCATGGGTGGACGAGGAGTCGGACGACCTCTTCATCAAGGTCACCGGTCCGCGCGGCAAGAACGCCCCCATCGGCTATCGCGGCATCGCCGCCGGTGACTTCATCGGGTGGGTGGCCGGCGATTACTGGGAGGAGATCCCCGACTCGGGCGGCGAGGTCTACGACGGTGAGGTGGTGCCGTTCGTCGGCCCCGAGGCGGCGCTGCCGTCGTGGGAGGTCACAGCCGGCAAGGGTCTTGCGCTCGAAGACCCGGTGCCGTATGACCGCAAACTTCACGTGGAACTGGAGGCCACGAAGCCCGGCCTCAAGTTCGACGCCGAGACCGACGCCGGCCGGCTGATGGTCAAGGCCAACGAGGATCGCGGCATCACCGTCACGGCCAACGGCGTCGAGGCGAAGATCGACGACGGCGCCAAGGGCCTGCGGTTCGACGCGAGCGGCAACATCGAGGTCGAGCCGGACGGCGCGCGGGCCATCGACGTGACCGTCCAGGGCGTCGGCGTCGTGGCCGACACGTCGCGCGGCATCGACGTCACGGTCGACGGCGTGCGCGCAAAGACCGGCGACGCGGGTGGCCTTGAGTTCGACGGGGCCGGGAACCTGGCCGTCAAGCCCGACGCCACCAAGGCCGTGAGTGTCTCGGCCCAGGGCGTGGCCGTCGAGGCCGACACCGACAAGGGCCTGGCCTACGGCGCGGGCGGGAAACTGGAGGCCAAGCCCGACACGGCTCGCGGCATCGACGTAGCCGCCGATGGCATCCGGGCGGTGCTGGAGGCCGACAAGGGCCTTGAGTTCGGCGCCGGCGGCGGCTTGGCCGTGAAACTCGACGGCTCGGGAGGCCTGGAGCATGACCCGGACGGCCTTCGCCTCAAACTCGCCCCCACCGGTTCCGGCGGCTCGGGCCTCGACGTGAGCGTCGATGGCGTCAAGGTGGCGGCGGGGCGGGGCCTGGAGGTCGAGGACAACTCGGTCCACGTGGACCTAGCCGAGGATCCCGGCCTTGAGTTCGACTCAAGCGGCGAGGACGGACGCCTGCGCGTCAAGCCCGACACCGACTCGGGGCTCGAGGTCGACGGCAGCGGCGTCAAGGTGAAGATCGACGTGGGCCTGGAGTTCTCGTCGGGTGCCCTTCGGGCGAAGGTCAACACGACCTGCGGCCTCCAGGTCAATTCGAACGGCATCGAGGGCAAGGTGGGGACGGGCCTCAAGTTCGACAACGGCGCGTTCGCCATCGACACATCGGGCGTGAAGTCGTACACCGGCACGCTCTGCGGGATCAAGACCGACGGCTTCGGCCGCGTGACCCACGTGCATAACGGGGCGGGATGGGTGCCGATCTGATGCCAATCGAACCGGCGAACGTCCAGATCGTCGTGATGGCCTACCGCGAGGAGCCGAACCGGCACCTCCAGGCCTGGCTGAACGCCCTGCGCCTGCGCGGCTACGCGTGGCGGTACGGGGCGGAGACGCACCCGGTGTACGTGGCGCGGAACCAGGTCGTCAATCGGTTCCTGGCCGAGGACACGGACAAAGACCACCTCGTGATGATCGACTCGGCGCTTGTGCCCATCCAGGGCGAGACGGTCCGCGTCCTGGCCGAGCCGGGCGAGGTCGTCTACTGCGGCTACTTCGGCCGTTATGGCACGCCAGGCCACTACGGAACCTTCGGCTGTGGCTGTTTCCGCGCCAGCCGCCGGGTCTACGAGTCGATGCCGCCGCCGTGGTTCGACTTCGGCTATGACAACACGCTGACCCAGAAGACCAAGTGCGAGTGCCACTACTTCGCCCGCCGCTTGGAGGCGATTGCGCTCGATAATCGTCCTGTCAAACCTCTCCAAGTCGGCGTCATCGGCCGCCGCACCGAACTCGTCCTTATCCCTTCCGGCCGGGGAACCTTGCGGATCGTCTCGCCCCATGAACTGCCAATCGCTGAGGTGTGACGACCTGCCACACGGTTGGGCCAACACAGGTTGATTCTCACTGACGCTTCTGTATAATCCCCCCTGAGCCGCTACGCTTGAGCGGATCATCTCGCATAGTGTGGCTGCGTCGGTTCCGGTCAGCATAGCGCGCGTGCCCAGGGGGCGCGGAGAATGCCCAGCCAAGTCGTCATCGAGAATCCGGTCATCAACTCACCGTTCGAGGAGCCTCGGCGGCATTTCAAGTTCACCAGCGACGGCATCACCAACGAGATCGTCGAGGCCCGCCGCACCAGTTCCTACTTCGTCCCCATTGCCAAGCCCCGCAAGCAGACCAAGACCAAGCAGTTGTCGCTGGAGACTGAGTGGACCGAGGACCGCATCGAGGAGAATAAGTTCATCAACCAGGTGCGGGACCGCGTGGCCCTCTGGCGCGGCCGCGGTTACCCCGGCCTGAACAATAGGGTCACCGCGCGGCTCCTCGACTACTGGAAGGACCCCGCGAGAGAGAAGAAACTGTTCTTCTGCCAGATCGAGGCACTTGAGACGATCATCTACGTCACCGAGGCGGCCGCCAAGAACGGCGACGCCTGGATCGAGAACGAACTGCGGAAGGCCAACGACGGCGCCAACCCCGGCCTCTATCGCATCGCCTTCAAGATGGCCACGGGCAGCGGCAAGACGGTCGTCATGGCTATGCTCATCGCCTGGCACACCCTCAACAAACTTGCCAACC